CGGCAAACAAACCAATTTCCCCAACACCTGGGAAGGCATCCTCGAAGCCGCCCGCGTCGCCGGCGCCAAATTCCCCGAACTTGTTGCCGCCCAATGGGCACTGGAATCCAGCTACGGCAAACTCGTTTCAGGCCGCAACAACTTCTTCGGCCTTAAGGGCTCGGGCAGCGACACCAAAACCCAAGAGTTCATCAACAACCAGTGGGTGACGATCACCGACAGCTTCATCGACTTCCCCGATTTACTGTCCTGCGTCATCTACCTCGTTGACCACTGGTACAAAGACTTCAAAACCTACAAAGGCTGCAACAACGCCAGCACCCGCGAAGAAGCCGCCCAATGGCTGGTGAAAGAGGGCTACGCAACTGACCCGACTTACGCCAGTAAGTTGATCGCACTGATGACCCAGCACGCAGGAGCTAAACCTCTCGTAAAACCGAAAGAAAAGGTCCTAAAGGTTGCTTACGAGTATCAGTTGGGGCCTGACGATGGCGCCACCGGCTACCGGCAGTGCTTCAGCTCCAGCTGCGCAATGGTGGCCCGCTATTACGGCAAGATCTCGGGCGACTACGAGTACAACAAACTCCGCGCCCGCTTTGGCGACACCACCGACCCCAAAGCCCAAATCGCTGCCTTCAAAGCCCTGGGACTAACCGCCACCTTCGAGATGGACGGCACAGTCGAAGAGCTGGAGAACGAGATTAACAATGGCTACCCCACTCCAGTCGGCTGGCTCCACAAAGGCCCCGTGAGCAACCCATCCGGCACCGGCCACTGGAGTGTCGTCGTCGGCTTCACCCCAACCCACTTCATCCACAACGATCCCTACGGCGAGGCCAACCTCGTCAACGGTGGCTACGTCAGCCACAAGGGTGGAGCTGGCGTCGCCTACTCCCGCAAAAACTGGCTGCCTCGTTGGCTAATTGAGGGTGACGATACCGGCTGGTTCCTTAAAGTTCGCCCTAGGTGACCATGCGCCCCATCGAACACACCACCGAATCCTGCTTCCACAAGGCCGCCACCGACCAGTGGTTGATCGACCGCTTCAATTCCGGCGATTACCGTGGCCTCCTTGAAGCCGCCCTCATCCTGAACACGCTCCACCAGCTGGAGCAAACAAAAGCCCGGTGGGCTATCCGCGAAGCCGCAGAAAACCTCACCGAGCAATTTGGCCTAGACCGCGACTCGGCCTAGTCGCCCTTCTCCAACTGCTCGATGTACTGCTGGTACAAGCCGGTGTACAGCGAATGGAGCGGATGATCGGAACTGTCCCGGCCATCTTGTACATATAACCTGTCCAGGAAACGAGTCCGCGCATCATCCACGCAAACCCGCGCCCAGGCTTCCGTCGCCCAATCAGCTGGTGTGCTCATTCTGCTTTTTCTCCACGAGTTTGAGTCGCCGGTTCCGTCCTTCCTTGGGACCAGCATGTGACCGCGCCAGCCTAGGCTTCGGCGCCGCCTCAGGCGGCACCTCCACCATGCAATTCGGGTAAAGATTCCTTGCCACCTGAATCGCGTGATTCAGCGACAACCCCTTTACCAGATCCCGCTTGGCACCCTTACCGGGCAACCAAATCGTTAGCTCGTACTGCCGAAGTTTTCCCTGCGCCGGCACTATTTCCATGACTTGGGGTAGTTGGGTTCTTCAATGCTATGAACAGCAACAAAGCTGTTAGTGCGGTCAGCAACAACTCGCGCCGCCTCGACAGCACGCTCGTACGTGACCCAGCTGGAGGCATCCTCCTTGGTCGCCGTAAAACCGATTCCATTCCCTGGTCCGTAGACCGCCGTAACCCAGCGATCCCCGGCCATAACCACATAGCGAGTCATCAGTTGTAATTGAATTACTGTGTAAGTCTAGCCAGTGTACCGCACGCCATCCAGACTATGACGACTTCTAACTAAGTCTCATGTGTCTTTATCTGGCTCACTTTTTTGCTGCTTGGAGCGCATTCGCCCCTGCACCCGCCGTTGCACCGACTCCGTCCACGCCTGCTTATCAGCCTCCTCAGCAATGCCGTACTCCTCAGGCGCAATCTGAGCGAGAGTGGTGTACACAAAATCTCGCAGCATCGCCGTCACGCGCAAATTCCGCTCACCCGCCAATTTTTCAGCCAGCTTGTACCTGCTACTGTCCAACAGTAGCTGGCAATACACCTTCTGACCGTGCTTCAGCGGCATGACAACCCTTGTAGTCTCATACAACATAGCATACTGCGACACACTAGACACCCCACCTCACGTCATCGTCCACCTTTTTCCTCCAAGCATTCGCCTGCGCCCGCCTCGCCCCACTCCTCTGCTTGGAGCACCCAGCCCTAATCCCCCGCGCCCACTCCAAAAAATTCGCCGCCCGCTGCAAGTCCGCAGTCTTTGCCTGGCGCACCTCCCGCATCAACCACTCCATTACCAGTTCTCTCCCCGTGCGAGCTGGACTCATGAGAATAGTTCTGCGACACGCAAAATCGACTGCACCATGCAACCCGGATACCGCTCCCGCGCTATCTGGTGAGCCTGGAACGCATCCGGCGCCACGACAAAAACGTCGAGCATCGGGCCATGGAGGGCGTACATCCTGACCCGATACTCAAAATCGTTATTTCGCCTCAAGCCAACTGTCTCCGACATGAGCCTCAGCCAGCGCTGGAACGTCACCTAACCACTCTGCCTCGGCCTCTTCCATCTGGCGCTGCAAAATCTGCGCCCACTCCTCGGCCACTTCGGCACGAGCCATCAGGATGATTTCGTCGTGCACAACTCCGGATAAGCGCACTTTATCCTCTCCGGCTTGTAACAGTAGTGGCCACAGTTTGCCGAGGGTCCTCTTAAGAACCGCTGCGCCAGCAGCCTGGATCGGCGTGTTGCACCGCGTGGTGAGCTTGTTGTGCTCGCCCGGAAGAAACCGCCTGAGGTTCGAAATACGGACCCTGACCTCAGGAGCATCCGAAGCCTTGTCAGCCTCTGCAGCAGCTCGACGCTGCCAACTGCTGATGCCCTTGTAAGCAGCGTGGAACTTTTGCCGAACTTCCTGTGCTTCATCCAAATCCATTTCGATACCTGTACCCGCGGCGTACTGGCGCAAGCCCTTAGCTCCCGATCCATACAAAAGTCCAAAGTTGGCTGACTTGGCGATCTGACGCTGCTCCTTAGTGACGGCTTCCTCGGGCACGTCGTAGATCTCCATCGCAGTCAGCGTATGCAGGTCCAGCCCCTCCTGGAACGCCCGAATCATTAGTTCATCCTGTGCTTCCGCCGCCGCCAACCGCAGCTCCATCTGCGCGAAATCCGCCACAACCATCTTCCACCCAGCTGGAGCCTGCACACAAATCCGAAAACGCGGATCCCTAGGAACCTGCTGCAAATTCGGATTCCTACAACTCATCCGAAAAGTATCTGCCCCCGCTTGCATATAGCTGGCGCGAATAAAACCATCCGGCTCTAGATGATCCAACAACGTCTGCACCATCTGTCGACGCTTCTCAACCTTCTTCCACTTCAAATACGTACGAATAACCTCGTGATCTGGCGCATATTGCTGCATCGTCACCCGATCCACACTGGCCTTTCCAGTCTTCTCGCTCACAGGCTCTTTACCCAATATCACCGTGAATTTTTGCCGCAGTTGCATTGGAGCATTGATATTAAACCCTGCCTGCTTTTTAGTACCAAGCCGTACATGCCCCTCGGCCTTTGCCCGCAGATTGAAGCTGCCATCAGGATCCCGAGGCAATTTATGTTCCTCAGGCAACGCATCGTCCAACTCCGTAATAAACCGATCTCCAAGCTCCACCTGCTCATCCGCCAAATCCTGCTGGAGTTGGAGCAGCAAATCCTTATCAAAAGGCAAGCCATTTCTCCACAAAGATGCCATCGCTGGGAGAGCATCACACTCAATAAACCATGCAAGCGAAAGCATTCCTTTCGACATGCGCTGCCGAATCGGGTTGTACAGCTCCAGTAACACCAAAACGTCCTTCGCACCGTACACAAGCTGCTCTTGGCTCAGCTCTGCAGACCAATCACTCCTCTGCTGTTCTTTGCTCAGTTCTTTACCCAAATACCGCTTAACCAGAGCCTGGAGCGTATGTGGATGTTTAGGCAAAATCTTGCCATTTGTGAGTATCCGACTAGCCAACAACGTGCACAAAGTTTTGCCCACGGGATAAATGTTGTGAGCCTGGAGCCAACCAAGATCGAAGACAGCGTTATGCGCCATCCACTGCCTCGACTGGCCAAAAAACTCCTGCAACTGAGTCCAGCCAGTCTCATCCAAGTCCCAGCAGTCAATGACCACAGGGGGCCGCTCGAAGGTAGCGAGCTGCAGGAGTCGCATCTTGCCCTCCTCCGGCTGGAGCTGGGTCGTCTCGCAGTCAAACGCAATGAGCTTTGCATCCCGCAGAGTGGCGAGATGCTCGATGCCAAAAAGAAAATCCATGCCAAGTTAGGCGTGTTCTGTACTACTCTAACACACTGTCAAGCTCTTTGGCCGCACACAACTCAGCCAACGTCGTCCCGCCCTCGGGAATCCCAAGCGTGCAGCGGTGGTGCCAGTGGACACACCGGCGACACTCGCCCCCATCCGGCAAAGGCTTGTACTTACTCAACAAATGCTGCAGTCGCAACTCCGCCTTTCCGGCATCACTGGAGCGATAACACTTGAAGCAATAGACGGCGTTGGTTGTGATGTTGCCGCACTGAATGCAGCGGCGACTGTTGATTGGAACTTGCATCAGAAAAAACGAACACGTAAAAATCCTGGAAGGCGCTTTAACACGCCAGTTTTGGTGTGCTGAGCTGCGCCATCAGGCAACTCAACCTCGACCGTAAAAACCTTGTGCCCACATTGCGGGCATTTTCGCTGGCGCAAGATCGACTCCGCCGTATCCCGGCAAGTGCGATCCACATCCATACGCTTGAAATCACACCTGGCGCATCGCATTACGCCACTTCCTGTTTTTCACAATGCACCAAGCGTGCTGGTACGAAATCCCGTACACCTTGGCCAACTCCGCAATCGACGTGCCGGAGGCATAAAGATGCCTCAAATCCAGCGCGTTTTGCGGCGTCAAAACCGCCGTCCCCGGAATTGAACCCTTCCGAAACGACGTCTTAGTCGGCGGTCTCTTCGGCTCACGCATCCAACTGCTCCAGCTCATCGGCGATGGTGAATAGATGAGCGTTAATGGCATGGTGCGCGGCAAACACCCCAGCGTCAGCATCGGTGTCACCAAGCGGTTCGCTCATTAGAAGCTGATCCGCAGCAGCTCGCAGGGCGGCGACTAGCCCGCTGCCTTCGTAGTAATGCGGATTGTCGGCCCCTTCGCAATAGGCGTCATACACCGCCTGCGCGGCGGGGGAGAGGTCAGTCATTGCAATAAGCCTCTGTTGCAAGGGTGTTAATTAGCCGGTTCAAATACCACCGACATTTTTCGGCATCCTCCAGCGGATCCTTCTTCAACCACATCCGACTGAGATACTTCAGGCACTGCCACTGGAGCGAGCCAACCACAGCGTCCGGCGCGTGCTGGACCCAATCCTCCAAGATGTCAATGACTTCTATTTTCCCGGCGGTGTAATGGCTGGGATGATGCACCGCGTCGCTGACCTGGAACTGAAAATCGCTCATCCTTTGGATTCCTGAACGGTGGTATCGCCGTGGTAACGGCCGGTCATCGAATAGTCTTTGCCGGGCAACATAGACATGCGGTGGAACACAATCTGTGCAATCCGCATCCCAGGCCACAATGAAACCGGATGCAAAGCGCGTGCATTTTGCAACTCCAGCGTCAACCGCCCTTTGTAACCAGGGTCGATATACCCAGCGAGCAAATGCTCAATCCCCTCCCTAGCCCGGCTGGATTTGAGCGCCAGCTGCCCAGCAATACAGTCAGGCAGCTGGAACTCCTCCAACGTCTCCGCGAGTATGAACTCATGCGGCTGGAGCAAGAAAGGTTCCTCCTGCGTGTGCCCCGCGATGGAGCGATGCACCATGTGGCGCGTCAGCGGTGACTCCACCAACACGTTCTCGCCGAGTCTCACATCGAGACTCGCGGGATTCAGCAACTCCTGGTCGTAGGGGCTTACCAGATTCCGCCGCACCAGCGACACAATCTGATGGTCACACAGGATCGACACCTCAGATCACCACCGTGGTGGGCTGATCCTGCTGGAGCGTCACGTGTTTCCACGTCTTGTTCCACTTGATGCAGTTGATCGTGGTGCTGTGGACGCCGAACTCCTTAGCGATCTTGGCGACCGACTTGCCACCAGCCTGCAGCTGGCGCTTAATTTCCAGCACCTTCTTCTCCGTCAACGCCGCCCGCGTCTTGCGGCGCGACACACGAGTCTTACTTTGAGACTTCGGAGTTTGTACGGCGGTTGTACGTACAGCCTTGGCTGCTGGTGCGACTGCCGGCTTGGTCACGTCCAGTTCGACGTGCTGGCAGGCGTTGATGGCCACGAAGGCGTGCTCCAGGGCAGTGGTGATCTGCTGGAACTGTTCGTCAGAAAGAATGTGCATGATCGTTGGTAGAACGGTGAGAGTGTAGTACAGGATCAGCGAGAAGAAAGCTCGATCTGGAGCGCAGCCTGGAAGTAGCCGGCGATTTTCATGCGCCGGAATTCTGAGCTGGCATCGTCGCTGTGTTTGTCCTCGATAAAGGAGTAGTTGTGCCGCGACTCGTTGAGGGCCGCCAACGTCTCGACGTTGAGCAGCTCCAGGTCTCGAAGCGGCATCTCCTTGATCTTGTCCAAGTAAACGGTCTGGCTCAACAGGAAGGACCTGTAGAACGGAACCACGTTGGTTTCAGTCATCAATAGCCGTTGGTGTAAATGCTCCAGCGCTCGCGCACCCAAGCGTCGTATTCAGCAGGCGTCGCAAAACGCCCTTGAAATTCCCTTGGAACGGAGGTGGAGGGTTTAGCAGGTTGCCGATAGAGATCGGCGATTTCACCGGGGCCGTAACCCCGGGACTGCCGATAGTAATCGTTGTACCAGTCAAAGTTCATGCGAAATACCTGGGGTCTTGGTGGCGTAACCGGGTGAGATCCGTGAGACGCAACTTGAGAATCTCGTGGATGGCCAGCTTGGCGAGTCTGCTGGAGCAGATCGTGTCGCTGGTAGCAAACACGTAGATCAGGTGACGATACAACTGGGTCAGGGTTTTCGCCTTGACCCAGTGCGTGTCGCCGGGGATTGGCTCGGTGCCGTACTCCCAATCGTCGTAGTCCTCGGAGTTCCGAAGCTCGCGGGCTTCAGTCGTCCCAATCAGACGTGTCGATTGGGGCCCAGTCGTCGATTCTGTTGGTGAGGAGTTGGCGGAGTCCGTCATCGCTGGCGGGGATCAGATCCTCTTCGTGAAGGTCGAAGGAGCCTCTGCACAAGGCAGGCCCCCACTCTGCCGGATAAAGGTGGCTTTGCGGAATGACCACAACCATGTCGTCAACAACGGCATTGACACAGAGGCGAGTACCACCATCTTCAAACCACAGATCCTCAATTTCCAGTACCTGGCTCATTTGACCTCCCGTGCAGTTTGGCGGGCTTCGATGCCGTCCATCCAGGCATCCCAGCTCATCTTCAAGAACTGTTCCAAGTCCTGCAGCTGCTGGAGCTGGAGCATGTCGTAGGTCGGGTCTACACCGAGACGCTCGCTATCGACGATTTTTTCTTGGAGCTGAATCGCAGACCAGTGGACGGCGAAGTACCACGGGCTGAGCTTGGTGTTGTCAACTTTGGTGCAGGTGAAATCGTCCATGTCAATCAGTAATAAAAGGCACGCCGTTGCGGGCGTGCCCTTACTGTTGCACACAGCCAGCTAGGCGTCCAGCCGGGCTGTTGCAATTCTTCATGTGGCCCATTGGGTGAGGTAGACAGTGACTACCAGCATCCCCAGCAGCCACGTCAACCCAAAGACCACCACCGGCGGAATCACACTGGGACTCCTAAGTCTTCCGGCTGGTACTGGGTTAGCACGCAGACGTCAGCGCCTTGTTTGAGGGCCGTCCCAACGATGTAGTGGAACTGCCCATGGGCATCAGGGCACTCCTCGATCTGGTACTCCTCAACCTCGTAGGCCCGGCCCCTCCGATACCACTGCACGCGGACCACGGCCAGCAAATCGAAGGGAATGTCACCGACGGTGTAACCCAAGGTTGGCTTCCTGGGGCGCTTCGGCTGAGGCGGTTCAGGTTTAGCCACGGGTTCTCTCCAGATCAGCCACGCGGCAGCCCGCAT